CATTAGCCCAATGATATACCATATCCTTTGTTTTATTGGTAAAATGCATAGCTTCAATTTCAATTGGTTTCTTCCTATATTTATTTATCATTTTATTCATACCTTTCATTTTATTATTTTTAAATAAAATCCAAAATTTAACTATAATCTAATATATACTAACTATATATCTCCATTTTAAGAATGCACTTTCTTGTTTCTTTTCTTTTGCCTCATTTAAAATATCTTTATCTAACCATAACATTTCAGTTTCTTGAGGTATAAAATTACCATCCTCATCTTGTATATCTTCTATATATAACATATCATGTACTCTAGTTAGCATTAAATATTTTGAATAAATACTAACATTACTAGATAATTCAAATCCTTCCACTTCTCCAGTAACGTCAAATAATAATTGTTTAATCATTTCTGCATTACCACATATGTTTATATAATCATTTTCTAAAATCTCTTCTTTAAAATCTATATTCATATCAATCTCTCCTAATTTAACACTATTGTATAATTTTCAGTTATTCCATTACCTTCTTCTAACTTAAACAACTTAGCCATAGACTTAGAACCTTTCTTTAGGGTATCTGAATATGGATCACTACCAACAATTGAAGGTACTATTACTAATTCACTATTACCATTTTCGCTTTCTCCAACACTCATTTGTTGCCCACCATGTAAATGTCCCATAAGAACTATGTCATAGAATTTCCTATGTTGCATTGAATAATCTTTAATTGCATTATTTATATTTTTTATTTGATGTCCATGTAAAGCTAATATTTGTTGACCAGCTATATTAAATGAATGATAATCTTTTTCTGATAATTTAACTTCTATTCTTTCGTTGTTTTCTACTAAATCATGTATGTAATTACCTATAACAAATTCTAAATCTTCTTTAATTAAGTCTGGTTTAGCTGTTAAAGGTCTAGTTTGACTATGATTACTAGCCATTGTATGATAATATGTAACATTACAAACACTTGAAATTGTATTTAATACATGAGCTATTAATCTACTAACTTCAACAACTGACTGCATAACTGGTACATCATTTATCTGAGTATCAGAAATTCTAAGAATTCCTTGAATATCATCTCCTAAACCTATAACATGAAGTTTATTAATACCTTTTTCTATGCACATATTTTTAACTCTTGAGGCTAATCTTTGCATTCTAATCTTACATTCTTCTCTTGAATACTCATTGTTTTCAGATATAAAATCAGCACCATAATGTAAATCAGCCCAACATAATAAATACTCTCCATTTACTTTTTTTATAGGTAATTCTTCAAACTCTGGAAGAGGTAATCTCTCAATTTCCTCTCCTATATTTTCATAAAATAATTCTCTTCTACTTTTAATTCTTTGATTTCTATTTAATTCAAGCTTAGTTGCTTGTAATTTCTTTCTTTGTAAATCTAATTCTAATGATTTTTCCTCTATTTTCTTTAATATTTCATTCTCACTTATAGAATTTATACCTTCTTTATCCATAAGTTCAAAAATTTTTCTCATTCCGTAGAACATTCTTCTTGCTACATCTGAGCTGTAAGGTTTATCATATATTAAATTACTTAATTCTGAATAATCTAAATCAGTAGTTTTATCAACTAATTTAGCATAAACAATTCTTTTAGTGTATTCTAAATCACTTTCATTATCTCTTCTCTTTAATATCTCTCCCATTTTATCCTCTCCTAGTTAATTTACTTTTGTTCAAAATGTGAATGACCACAACTTGGACAATTATAAACAATACCTAAATTAATATGATCTATATATCCCATTTCTTCTAGTTCACTAGTTAAATATTTTTTCTTACAACTAGGATTCGTACACATATAATCCCAAAATTTCCTTTTATTTGTATGTTTTTCCCCCATTTTTCTTCTTTCCTCTCTTGAATTATTGATTTTACTTTATTATAATGTTAATTGTAGAAATATATACATTTTCCACGTAGCGGAATATATATAAAAATAATATTTGGCGAATACAGAGAGAATTGAACTCTCATTAATTGGTTAACAGCCAATTGTTCTACCATTGAACTATGTATTCATAATATAAAAAGAGACCACTAATCATAAGATTAATGATCTCTCGAATTACTAGATACAATATAATAAATAAAATCCACTAGCTTATCAATATTTATATTTGCTGTTTGTATCTAAATACTAGACTCCATATATTGAATTATGCTTTAACAGAACATCCCAAATTAAATTTGCGGTTGAAGTCTAAAATATAAAATTAAACTGTAATACAGTTATATCTTTCTTTTCCTATTTCTTTCATCATTATTTCATAAGCACCAACAAATTCATTATTTAATAATGTTTCAAATAATATTGGATTAGCTCCTGAAACTAATTGTACACCATTTTCATTCATAGTCATTGGAATATTATCATTTCTACTATCAACATTCCAAAATACTAAATTCGGCATTTTATATCCATTTGATTCAAATCTATTCTTTAAGTTAGCAAATAAGGTTTTATCATCTCTTTGTTGTTTTCTATTCCAAGAATAATATCCACTATTTTCTATTTGATTAAATTCCATATCTGAAATAATAAATATTTTTGAAGGTAATTCTTCTTGTTTTAATTTATTTTTAATAGCTGTATTCAATATTAAATCAAATGTAGCTTCTATATCTGTACTCATTCCCCAATTAGCATTAGATATATTACTAACTTTTTCACAAAAGTCTTTACCTACAACTTCTACTAACTCTGGATTATCTGCAAATGTTATAAAATGATTTTTAAAAGCACCTTTGTTCCTTTCAGCTAAATATAATCCTAAAGATATAGCAACTTCTAATGGTGTTCCATACATACTACCACTTGTATCAACTACAGCTATAGCATTTTCATTATTATCTCCTATATAATCAGGTAAACCATCCCACATAGCATTTAATAATTGTTTCTCTTCATCAGAAGGATACTTTAAAGCTTTACTTACAAGTTGATAAGGATAAAGTGTTTTTGAATCTATTTTTATTTTTCCTTTAGTTAAAGAATCTAAATAATCTACATATCTTTCTTCATCATTTCTATAAAATGCTTTTCTATATTTTAAACTTGCATTTGTAGGAATTTTAGAATAATCAATATCTTCATATTTCTTTTTACTTAGCTTTTCTTCAACTATATCTATTCTTTTTCTTAATTCAGATAAAGTTTTTCTATATTGTTTAGGAGTCATACCTAATTTCTTTCTAGTTATGTTTCCTAATCTTCTACTTTCTTTAGAAGATGTATTTTCTGATTTTAACCATTTAGCCAACAAAGAAGGTTGTTCTAGTGTAATATCTTTATTTAGTTGCTCTTTTATTAATTCAATCGCTTTATCTTCAAGTTTTGTGTCAAATAGAGCATAAATATCATCCCATCTTCCAAATTCAGATATAAGATGTATGTTTTTATTTAATATATCTGTATGATTGTCTGCTAAATATTTTATTATATATCTAAAAGTGTCTCTTTCTCCTTGTCCGCCTCTTATGTCTCTACTATAGAATAGTATTTTCATAGTAGTTAATGGATCTTGATAAAAAGATTTCTTAAATATTTGAATTATCTCTTGTTTATCTCTATTTCTTAAAGATGAACCTTGTGCAAAATAATCTAATACATAACTATTACTTGTTTTATGTGTAATAGCTCCATTTTCAGTTGATTTATAATTTAATTCTTTCTTTAACTCATTTAACATAAAATCTCTCCTTTTCTAGACACCAACATATTCATTTAATATCATCTTGATTTATTTACAACTTTATAAAATTGCTGTATGTGTCTTAAACTAGACTGTAATTTATACCATATATCACTAAATAAATATTTGCTGTAACAGTCTAAATGTAATCTTACTGTGTTTAATGAGTTTATATATCATATATTATTATATAATACAAACATAAGAAAACACAATACTTGTTATATGCATTATTCCTCTGAAACTGTTTCAGATTTTTTGCCAATAGATATTTCTAAACCATCTACTCCAGCAAATTCTAATAATGCATTTGTAAAATTGGTTACTATAATTTCATCTTTTTTAGTTTCTTCTATAATAAATTCTCCTTCTTCATTCTGAGATATAGAAGCTTTGGAAAATTTAATAGAGTTAGTTCTTACTGCCATCTAATCACCTCTTATTTATATAATTTATTTTTAAATAAAACTGTTGATTTAACTAAATTAGTTAGGATAACATTAAGCTACCCTAACTTAATATGTATTAGATATTTTTAAGTGTTGCCGTTCTTTTTATTATAAGTTCATCATGTTCTGGTGTCACATATTCTTTTCCCATAGCTACACCTTTTTTCTCTTCTTTATGTACTTTAGAGATTGTAATAAATTTACCTACTTTCGTTTTTTCATATCCTTGTCCAGCTAAAAATTCTATAACAGTATCTACGTTTCCTATCATAGCTTCAGCTTCTTTCTTTGATATTTTCATTTCTTCTGATAATCCTTTTACTAATTCTACTTTTGTCATTTTACATTTCCCCTTTTCTCTCTTAATTATTTAATTTATTTTAAAATATATTTTGCCTTACGGCTATTAATTACTAATTTATTTATGTATTTATATTTTATATTTTTTCTTTAATGAGGGTAGCATGAGAGAAGCTACCCAAACTAAAGAGAGAATAAAATGTTATAATACATAAAGGAGTGTAGTTTTCCGTTCACCACACGATAGAAGTATTAATAAAAACTTGATTTTATTTACTCCTACCTATATCGACTTTTCTCTAACCTTGAAAACCCTTGAAATTACTAGGTTTAAGAGGGGTACTTAAAAAAATCCCCTTATTTTTACGCTTATTTTGACACATTTTTAAACGATAATCCATATAAATTCAGATTTCCATCTGGGTTTTCCTCTACATAAGATAATGCTTTTTTATTTATTTTTATACTTTTTAATAAATCTTTTCTATTTATATCATATAAAATTCTTAATATTTTTCTCCCAAACTTTTTATATTCTTGATATTTTTCATTATTATTTGCATAACTCATTCTTAATAATATTGTATAAATTAATTGTTGATCCATCTTTATTTTGGAAATTTCTTTTAAATAATATCTATAAATTTCTTCTGTCAGCTCCCATTTATTCTCTATATCACTATTCCATATTTTATTTTGTTTATAATTCATAATTTTTAAATAATAAATTATTTTATGTATTTTATTTTTAGCATTCTTATCGGCTTTTTGTTTAACTAATATATCTTTTAACTCTAATTCTTCTTCATCATTTTCTTTACGTTTTATCTTTTCATCAATTATTACTTCTAGTAAATCCATACCACAATCAAATTTTCTAAACTTATAATCCTTCCCTCCATCTAAGAATTTAAAGAAATAAGGTCTTATTCCTACTTCTTTCTTTGATTTATTTCTAATTATGCACCCCTTACCTAAATACTTTTTAGCTCTTATCTTATCTATTTCTTTTTGTGCATTTACAGGACTTAACTTTTTACACCTATCAATCTCAATACAAGATAATATGTCTAATTGACATATATCTTTATATAGTTCTAATAGTTCATCTTCGTCGCAACCTTGAAACTTTTTATTCCAATAAATTGTATTTAATTGTTGAGCTAGATTTATTATTTCACCTATTTTATTTGAACTATTTTTTATATCCGTATCAGCTAAATCTCGCCAATCATATTTCTTCTTTATAGATGTTTTAGGTGTGAAATCTGTTGGAACTAGAAATCTGTTTATAACACCATATTTAGTTTTAACTTTTTCATTAAAGTTTTTACACGATTCTACTATCTCCTTTTTATTGGTTACAAGCATTTGATCTCCATCTACATCCATAGAACTTTCTAATTCAAATACATTATTATCTATACTACTAATGATAATAACTTGTTGACTTGATGTGTTAAAATATTTATCTAATATTTCTTTTTTTGTATTTTTAAATACTGACATATTAGACATAGTAGGTTGTGGACTCCTTACCCCTAGTATCTCTTCCCCTTCTTCAAATTTACTACATACACATTCAAAAGGATTAAGTAAACTTTCACCATTCCATTTGCCTATACTAGCTCTTAAAAACTCATATGGACAACTAATTACTACGCTATAGTTTCCTGGAACTAATATATGTCCCCTTCTAACATTTTTTATGTAATTTTCAACAATTTCTTTTCTAAATTTTTTACATATTCTAGTTTTAGCAAAATCATCACTAACTTCTAACATGCTTAATATAAATCCAGCGTTACTACTAATGTTCTGAACTTCATAATCTTTATCTATTATTTCTTGGTTATTTTCTGATAATATACCTAAATGATATTTAAATACTCCCAAATTATTCTTTAATAAATCTATGTATTCTAATGTATCTTTTAATAAACTATATGTAGTATCATAATCCATTCCTAACGTATTGATTAACTGATAATGGGTTTGTACCATTCCATTAAAATGTTTTTGAGGTTTTTCATATTTACATATACCCCAATCTTCTACTATGTATTTTAACCATTTATCAAATGTTCCATATTTTAAGTATTTAACGCTACTAGGAGTACATATTAATTTAATATCTTTAATATCTGTAGCTATAGTTTGTCCATTTAATTGAGATATTTCTGTAATATTATTATCCCTAAAGAATCCTTGTATATCTGTATTAATACCTATACCTTTAAAAAATCTATTTCTAATTTGCAATATAGCTTTATCGCTATATCCATTCTCTTCAAATACACTTTTATCTAATAAATTTTCTCCATCCCATATCTTATTAGTTATTTCTGTTTCTTCTACATGTGTATCTAAATCACCATCAATTACATTACCCTTATCATCTTTTACTTCATTCACTAATCTTGTAGCCATAACAGTATCTTTAAACGTACTCTTACCATCTTCTATTAATAATATATTTTCTGGTTTTAATTTAAATCTGTCTATACAAGAAGATGTCGGTAATGATATATATGATTCTATGGAACTACAATCCATTTCTGTTCCTACTTTATGTTTTATTCCAGCGAATGACCAATTTATCATTTTTTTATGATAATTCTCATTTATAAATAAACATTTACCTACCCTAGCTGAACCACTTGATCTTTTATATCTTACAAAATGTTTCTTCTCTCCATCTATGGTAATATTAAAACCATCTTTATATAACAATTCTCTTAAAGTTTTTCTATTTAAATTCTTTTTGGCTATTTGTAATAATTCTTTAACTTCTTTAATTTGTTTTTGCTTTTCTTCTTTATCTGTTTTACTAGAATTTATAATATCTAATGTTTTTTCTAAACTTGCAACTCTTTCACTATCTTCATCATTTAAATTTTCATTACTAGAGTATTTAAAAGTCACAGTTATAATATCATTTGTATAAAACCTTTCTGTTTTTTTATTAAATTTAATTATCTTCTTTCCTATTTTTTTGAGTTGATCCACTTCCATAGAGTCATCTAAACTCCCCTTGTAAAAAGTGTCTTTTTTAATAACACAGTTCTTGGTTATTAAATCCTTTGCTTCTATAGATAATATTTGTACATTTTTATTTAATTCTTTTGCCATTATTTGATCTCCTTTGATATGTATATTATTTATTATTTATGTTTTCTAAATCTTTTCTTAATTTATATGTATCTTCAAAACAAAACACGATATATTTTTTATACTTATGATTTGGTTCTGTATATATCAACCTATTGTCTAATTCGATTAGATTTAAAGCTAATTGTTTTTTAAATATTTTAAATACATTCATATCTAAACCTCCTAATATCGTTAGATATAATATCAATCATCTGTTGTTTTAAATCTTTCGAATTTTTATAATTCTGTTTTTTATTATTGTGTTTAATATAGTTCTTATATACATATACAGTACTAATGTTATAATTATGTTTTTTACCTGTTGGCAAATAACAATTAAATATTGCAATTTCTTCATTATTATTAATAATCTTATATTTTACAATAATATTCATTTTTTTATTTCTAATTGGATTAATATTTAACATTTGATTAATAATCTCTTCTAAAATATTTTTTCTTGCATTTCCCAAAGGTTGAATATTACATAAAATAAATGTCAACTTATTTAAAATCTTTTTTAACTTTTCATTTATAGATGCCGTACAATTTACTACTTGTACATCTTCTTTATGGGCAAAATCAATAATTATACCTACTCCGTGCTTCTTATATTCTTCAATATTTAAATCTATATTTATTTTTTTATTTTTAATTTTTGTAACAATTTGCCTAACTTGTTTATATAATTCATTAGCTTTGATTTGCTTTTTTAAAAAAGCGTTATATTTTTCAATTTCAACTTTTTGGATTATTTCTTTCAAACATTCTATATTTGAAATACAATCAGTATGATAATATTTTTCGTCGCTCCACCCATAAGGAGTTGTTTTTTTGATTAATTCTACATAGTTATATTTTTCTTTAACAAAATACCAAACATTAGATGGTGATATATAATTCAAATAATCTAATATTTCATTACATTTTTTCATTAATATATTTTTATTTTTTTGTCTTTGGGATTTTAAAGTTTGAAATTCTAAACTTAAGCACTCATCTGTTAGTAAAAATGTCTTTATATTAGTATCACTTAATACTGAAAAACAACAATGAGCTTTATGTTTAGTTTTATACCCTATATCTATCAAATCATGATTTGAAATTTTCATTCCAGTTCCCCTACAAAAGTCTATATAATATAGATTATTAAAGGTTGTATAGATTTCTCTTTCTATGGTTTTACTATGGTATTCTTCTATAAAAAACCACTGTTGATTTTCATAATCCACTTGTTTACTTAAGAATTTTCCAATATTATATTTATCACATCCTAATATCCATATATCATTAATTTCATTAAGTCTATATAATTCTCTTCTTTCTAAAAACTTAGTTGCTATAGGAGAGCATTGGAATTCTATAACATATGGTTTGTTTTCATATTCAAAATAAATATCAGGTCTTTGTTTTGTTTCTGGAATCCATTTTTCTAACTCTATGTTTGTTATACCCTCTTGTTTTTGTAGCCAATTATGTAATAATTCAATTCCTTTAATATGTTCTTCCGTAACTCCTTCAGAATATATATCAGGACAATCACAATTCTTCTCATGCTTAAAATGAGGTATCTTAAACTCTCCGTGATTATAAATCATTTTTGATCCACATACTGGACACCTTAACAAACCTTTGTTTGACCATTCTCTTAATTGTTTCGGCTCATAACTAAAAGTATCTATCTTTTTCTTACCTACTTGACAAGTTATCATTTATCATTCTCCTTTGTATATTTATTTTTCTTTATAAATTAATCAATACTTTAATTTATTTTAAGATTATAAACATTTATAATCTGTATAGAATACGACTATTGTTAATTACCCTTTTATTATTTGCTTTCTACACTTATTATATTACACCTTTAATTTCAAAATGTCAATCATTTATTTAATTTATTTCAACATTTTAATCTTCTAATTGTGCTTTATATATGTATGCTGATTCTAAATTTAATATGTATGTATTTTCTGCTCTCATTTGTTATTCTCCTTTATGTATAATATGTATTAATTCTTTAATTTATTTTAACAATATGTATTTACGAAATTTCCTTATTCAATCCTTTATATGTATTCTCTATTCTTTCTGTAGCTATATCAAAATATTTATTATCTAATTCTATCCCTATGAATCTTCTGTCAGTATTCAAACAAGCTACTCCAGTTGAACCTGAACCCATGAAACAATCAAGAACTACGTCATCTTTGTTTGAAGAAGTTTTGATTATATATTTTAATAAATCAGTTGGTTTAGGAGTAATATGTCCTTGCTTTTTAGCTATTTCATAATTCATAACAGAATGATGTTTTTTTTGATTATTAAATGTGTATCTTAAATTTTCGTATTCTTTTCTTAAATCTTCATATTCTTGATTAATTGGTAGAAATGTTTTTAGTATTGAAAATTGTTCTTTTGTAGGTATGTTACTACCCTTTTCCCAATTAGAAACACTGCCTCCATGATTTACCTTACCGTAAAACTTTCCTTTTTCGGCTACATCAATAGTAGATAACCCAACTTTTTCTCTTGCTTCTATTATCGCTTTTCTAAATGGATTTTGAGGTTGTACATATTTTTTATCTACTATCTTCATACCCTTTTCATTTTGAAACGTATAAAATAAGCAATACTCAACCATTTGCTTATAGTTCCTTAAACTTTCAACAGCACAATGCCCATCTAAATACCCTTTTAATCTTCCTCCTTCAAACCTCTTATTCCATACTAAAAATTGTTTAAATATAAATTCAGTATTTTTATTAATCCAGTTTTGTAATTCTACTATTTGCAAAAAGTCATTGTGAAAGAAATAAAAACTTCCATTATCTTTTAAAACTCTTTGGCATTCTAAAAATACCTTTCCCATAAACTCTACATACCCTTCTACTGTTTTCCAACTATCCCATTTAGCTTTTTTTATATTATAAGGTGGATCTATTAAAACCAAATCTACACTCTTATCAGGTATATCTTTCATTAATTTTAAACAATCACCTTTGTATAATTTATATTTATCTGTTTTTATCATAATCTATCCTCTCCTTATATTTACTTTATTCTCTTTAAAATCACGAATTTAACTTAATTATTTAATTTATATCAATAATTTTGCATACTCTCTATTAGATTTTGTTTTATCAATTATTATTTCGCAAATACTATTTATATCATTTATTTTTAGCAATGTATCTTTCTTTAAAAGAAATACTTTCATTCCTAATTTCAATGCTAAAGATACTTCATCATAAACACCTCTTCCAAAAACTTTATTACTTAATGTTGTAAATATTAAAATATCTGATTCTCTTATAAAATTAAAACATTGCTCCATAGCTTCAGCTTCATTTCCCGTTTCAATAACAGAACCATTTGGATTTATTATATCAGAATTTGGAAATATTCTTTTAATAGCCTCTATTTCCATTCTTTCTTCCTCTGTATTATACTTCCACATATGATGAGCATAATAGATTTTCATAATTTTATCCTCCTTAAAATAAATTGCAACCTTGATTTCTAAATTCTTTTACTTTTTCTGCATATGTATTCTTATCTATTCCAATTTCTTCACATAAACAAGATTTACATAAATATGTTCTATTATCTTCTTGTCCTTCATATCTTCCATATATCTTTAAATACATAGCTATTTCATCAGGATTAAGTTTCTTGCCACACTTACACTCTTGTTTAAAATATTTTATAGCCATTTCTTCACTACATCCTTTTAGCTTGGCTAAAGCTTTAATTCTTTCAGGAGTAGCTTTTTTAGTTATGTATTCTGATTCTTTGCTTGTAGATTGTTTCCATTTCCCTAATTCACAATATTCATGTTTTGTCCATTTCAATCTTCTCTCTACATCATATAAATCATAATTTTTCTCCACTATCTCCATCCATCTTTCCCATTGCTTTGGATAGTTTTCTTTTATTAATAAGTCTGAATAATCACTTGAATATGGACATAGAAGACAACCGCATCTATTGAATCCAACATTATATTGTTCATTATACTTAATTCCTTCTCTAAGTATTAATAACCAAACATCTTTATCAGTGAAATTAACTATAGGTAAAAACCTTAACCAGTTCTCTGGCATGTTTAATTTCTTTCCTGGATGTGATTTCAACCAAGCTTCATTTAAATCCCAATCATATTTACTTCTTTTTGCACTCTCGTACTTTCTAGCTCCTAAAAATATCAAATAATCTTTTTTCTTATCTAATATCTTTTTAACTTGTCCTTCTTTATATGTACTACAACAATTTCTAACCATTACTGAAGGTAGGTAATAATTTTTATCTTCTTTTAACCATTGATGCCACCCCTTTTCAGGATTATTGATTTGTAAATGATCTTGAGGTAAATCTTGTTTTATATGCAAATATGTTTGGGCTGTATCATTAGTGGTATTAAAAAAGTCTATAGTATAATCTTTTATGTTTAAGTCTTTAAAAACTTTTTGTAATATCCACCACATTGCGTCAGAATCTTTTCCTCCGCTATGACTTAATCTTATATTATGATTTGGATGATTAAGTATGTATTCTTTGGTTTTATTAATTGATTCTTCAATAAGATTATTTAATCTATCACTGTTTTCTTGGATTTCTTCTTTTATAGTTTTATTATCATATCTCTCTAATACTTCCTTTATTTTGTTCTTTTTGATTTTTATTTTTTGATTTTCAACTTTAAATTCAATTATTACTGTATCTTTATCTCCATTTAAATAAATTTTGCTTCCATGTCTCCAACAATCTGTTGGCAATTCTATTCCTAAATTTCTTTCTAAAAATTCTTTTTCTTTTTTAAATATTGGTTTCATTTCGCATCTTCCTTATCAAATTTATTACCTAAACTCGATAAGGATAAAATTTTCTTTAATTAACTAATTATCATGATCCTTCTCAATCAAACTAATTAATCCAATATTGAATTGTGGTGAATTTTTTACGCTTTAACCAATCTTGTTTTCGCCTTAATAAAAATGGTTAATAATTATTAAGACTATGCAACCTCTAAGCGAGGATTGATACAAATGAAACTTTAAACAATATGACTATTATAATGTCATATATCCTAAACATTTGCTGTTAAGAAACTTTACATTTAACAGTTTCCTGTTAGGATGTTCTTTATTAAAATCTTCTATATACTTATCTAATTTTTCTTTCATGTTTATCTGAGGATTGAAAGAATTAAACAAGAAATATTTGTTTCCATTCTTTTTATTTCCTCTTACTGTAGTGTATATATAATTAACTTCATAACATATTATAGGAATACTATCTATGCAATTAACAAACTGTTTCGGATTTATGTTATTTATATCATTTATTTTAACATTATTAGTTTTTGATATATTTATATAAGATTCTAATAAATTCATTATCTCACCTCCTTTAAGATATTAATATTTTTATTGCATTTCTTTAAATTGTTTATATAATTTTTTATAAAAATCAAATTCTTCTTTATCTTTTAAAAATATGTAAGATTCTCCTATCCATTTTCCTTTCATATCGTCATAATATGGTTCTCCAATTCCTTCAGTACAAAAGTATTGCTCATGTAAAGAGATATAATCATAAAAGTCTTCCAAAATCTTTTCGCACTCTTCTTTTGTTTTAGCTACCACCTTATGTATAGCTCCTCTATTATAGACTGTTATATATTTTCCATTCCAACTATCAAACTCTTCATTTTTACAAGTTGTGTATTTAAAACTCATTGACATAATTATCACTCCTTTCTACATCTACTATTATAATACTAAATCCAAAATAAATCAATCATTTATTTAATTTATTTCAACATTTTAATTGAAATATTGTTCTACAAATAAACTTTTATTATCTAAAACACTAAAAACTAAATCTTCCTTAGCTCTAGTAACTCCAACATAAAATATTCTCGCTTCTTCATCTAAATTATCAGATTCTAAAGCTTTTTTACTTGGAAAATCATTATCATTAACAAGTACATATGTCTTTTTAAATTCTAATCCCTTACTCTTATGTATAGTCATTAATTGTACTTCATTGCTCTTAATTTTCTTTTTAGTAGTTTCTGATGTATATACAAATCTAAGGAAGCTCTCAAGTGTATTACTTCTTACAAAGGATTTAGTAGCTTCTAAGCTTTCTAATCTCTCATCTATTTCATCACCTTCATAATTTTGTTCTATGTATTGTTGTAATCTAAATAATTTAATTATGTTATTAATTATAGTTAATAAATCCTTACCTTTTTGTTTTTGTAATAATAGACTTTCATATATATCCATAAAACTATCTAAATTCTTTCTCTCATATGTTTTCGCTGACCTAACATACATTGAGGCATCCAATAATGATATATCCTTCTTTGCAGCTAAATCAATTATATCGCTTAATAATTTATTGCTCATAAAACTAAATGGATGACATCTTAATTTGTATAAATATTCATATGCTCCATCATCTTCTGGATCTTGTAATAGTCTTAACATACATACAATAGCTTTAACCTCCTTTCTTTCAAAGAAATTATTATTAGCTTCTATATGATAATCTATTCCATTACTCTTTAATTCATTTTCTATGTAAAAAGACTGTTTATTTAATCTATATAATATTGCTATGTCACTTGGCTTCATACCATTTTCTATATCTTTAGCTACTAAATTAGCTATTCTTTCCCCCTCTTCTTCTTTTGTAATTGAAAAAAACTTTGATATATTTCCATCTTTTTTATTATTAGCTATGGAATCTGAATAATATTTAAAATCCCCTAAATACTTTTTAATAAAGTTATTAGCTCCTTGCACAATATTATTACAGGATCTATAATTAATATCCATGTTTAATATCGTTGCATTATCATATCTTTTATCAAAATTCATAAATAATTTTGGTGAACTTCCTTTGAAGCTATAAATACTTTGTCGCACGTCTCCAACTACCATTACGTTTCCACTAGGACATAATAAATCTATTAACCTATTTTGTATTACATCATTATCTTGTTGTTCGTCTACTAATATATAATCAAAAGTATAATATTTTCCTCTCTCAGATTTTAGTATTTTTATTGCTTGTAACATCCAATCTGTAAAATCATAAGCTTTTTTAGAGTTTTTATAATCCTCATAAGCCTTATAATACGTTCTCAGGTCTTCTACAGTATAACTTTCGCTATCACTTTCAATATCCATAACACCATTTCCAGACACCTTTTGTAAAGCTATATAACTCATTATTTCTTTACATTTGGCTTTTTTATCTATTCTTTTAAATATATTTTCTATTTCATAAGTTGGTAATTGTTTAGATACATCTATACCCTCAGACATTAATATTCTTTTCGAAATAGCATGGAATGTACCTACTTGAACATTTTCCAAACATTCTTTTTTTAATTTCTTTCTTAAATCACTACCTGAATTATTAGTAAATGTTACTGTTAATATTTTATCCTGACTTACACCATCTTCTACAAGTTTTTTTATTCTATTTATTATACAAGCTGTCTTTCCACTTCCAGCAGCAGCCAAAACACATACTGCTCCTTTCTTAAAGTTAATAACTTTTTCTTGTTGATTATTAAATTTCATTCTACCCATATGTATTTTATCCTCTCTCATTTATATTTTTTATTTTATAAATATGTATTATGCAGCTTCTTGAACTTTTTCAATTAAAGGTAATATGTCATTTTCTTTTAATAAGTTATATAAGAACAATCTACCCTTTTGAGTCCATTTAGTGTTTATCTTTGTTCTAACTTCACCGTTATTATTCTCGTATTTATATGTATCTGATTTTGTATATCCACAACTTTGATATTTGCTATATAATAACCATTGACCACTTTGTTTATATTGAACTCCTAAATCATGCAATGTTTTATTCATTGTTTGTCCACTTAAACCATAATCTTTAGCAATTTGTGTAATGGTTAGAGCATCTACCGATTTTAATATAACATCTGTATAGTCAGCCTTTGGTTTTAACTCTCCTATTACTTGATCTTTTTGTTTGTTTTCTAATTCTAACTTTTCATTTCTTTCTACTTGTTCAACTAGCTGTAGTAGTGCTTCTTTATATGTTTGAGGCAATCTTGGTGTAGAACGCTCTTTTAGTTTCTTCTCACATTCAATGAAATATTTTCTTGCCATTCTTCCTTTATCATTATTTTCAACCATTGATAACTCTTTAGCCATGTCAGTCGTAACAATATAATCATACTCATTTTGACCTCTTTTACACTGTACTAAAATTTTAGTATAGTCAATTTCGGCTTCAAAACCATATTTTCCTATTCTATTTTTTATCCAATCATTAAATCTTGTTTTAACTTCTAAGAAATCATGTAGTTCTCTCCCACTAACTAACTGCTCACCCTCTTCATTAATTGTTATTTTAATTAGTTCATTCATTTTATTCTCTCCATTTCTTTAATTTATTTTAACAATACTTTTATTTTATTCTATAAGCCTTTGTAATCAATTTTATTTTTAAGAGTATAATTATCCTCTTATTCTACAAAACCTCTCACACAAGCTTATATCAATCTTTAAATTGATGTCATTTCCTATGACACTTATTATGTTACACCTTTAATTTCAAAATGTCAATCATTTATTTAATTTATTTCAACATTTTTATATTATTTCTTTTTAACTACTACCCAACCTCCCTCTTTTAACTTTTGTTTATATAATCTCATTGCTCCATTTAATTCATTCTCCCAACCATCTTTGTATATTACATATGTATTACGAGATTCTTTTATTTCTCCTGTTATAGTATTATGTATTTGTCCTATATTGTCATACTTTATTAATTTTAGATTTACTAACTCATCAATATATTTTTTTATATTACCCTCACTAATAGAACAATTATTTTTTATATCCTTGTAGGAAGGAAAACCTACCTCATATAATCCATCGTTTATATCCTCATCTTTTTGTCTTTTATAGATTCTAGCTTTTATTAAACAAAACAATTTTAGTAAATTTATCTTCTTGGATTTTGTTTTTGATTTCATTATCCAATCATATTGATATTGTTCTAGTTTAAAAAAGCTATTATTTATTTCTTCTAACTCACAAACTATTAAGTCATTTAACTTAAATCTGTTTGTATTTGTAGTAATTTTCTTATCTTTAATTAGTATTTTCAATACATCTTTGAATTGATCATTCGTTTTGCCTTTAGTATCATTTAGTTTATATCCCGATTCTTCTATACAATTTGCAAGAGATATATAAGCTTTATTAAAACCAGTTCTATGCATATTTATGTATAACATGATTAAAAATGCTTTTTCTCCATACTGGTTTAATATACTTTCATCACCAATAATGAGGTCATTAGGTATAACACTACTCCCCTTATTAATCTTCATTTTATCTCCCCTTTCTTTATATTTTTATAAGGTGTCATTTTAACGAGTATGGTAAAAACCCATACTCAGATTGCGATTTTTGGGATTTGAGTATGGGAAAAACCCATACTCGCAGAGGTGTAATAAAATACTAATATATAATAAAATACTAAATATTCTCTCTCAGCCAAAACGCTAAACGCTAATTTGTCTAGAGAGGAGTTCGCTACGCTATTTCTTTTTTGGTTTTTGCTTTGTCTTTTGTTTTGTTCTTTTTTATTTTACTCTTTATTTTTTATAATTTCAACTAATTATTTGATTTATTTCAACTTTTTTAGTTTTTCAAGTCTTATCCATACCCTCTCAGGTCGCATTGTTTCGTGGCAAAAATGAGATTCTGTTCATTTATTTGCTTGAGTTGATAAATTATAAGTCTGAGCTTCTAAATTTAAAATATAGCTCATTTTTTGACCATAGTACCGTTGAGAGTTATATCGGTAAATCGTCTGTTATAAGTTTTAATTATATAGACTGTTTTATATGGTGGATTAATTACCGATAGGTATTATTTTTATCATATAGTTTTATTTGTTATTTAAAGGCTTTCTGAGAAGAGTAAAATCTTTAGGATAAATTATACTCAAATAATTATAAAACTTCTTAGATAAGCGTATGAGTGTGTTGTAATTGATGTTGAGAATATTATGTTAAGATATTTTATAACTAGATATGTATGCTCGGTATTTTATCTGTTATTTGATAGGAAATAGTTATTAATTTATAAAAATAGATAGTTTACCGATGAATATATTATCTAACTTTGCAAATATTCCCGTTGTGAATTATAAAAGATAAAGGCTAATTCTCAGCATAGAAAGAATCAACCTTTTAAACTATCATAATCTCGGTATTTTATCTATAAAGTTTTAGATATTACAAATAAAATCCAACCACTAAAACTAAATTAAGTATTTCTATTCAGATTTATCTGGAATATACTCAAATAAATCATTAGGTGTGCAATCAAACACTTGACAAAATTTTTCTATGTGTTTTCTATCTATTAATTTGAAAGTGTCATTATAGTATCCACTTATTGTATTAGGTCTTATGCCTGTAAGTTTAGATAATTCTTTTTGTGTCATTCTATGTGATCCCAATAGGGTACTAATTTTACAAGTTAACATATTATCACCTCCCATAGTTATATATTATCATAATAAGTTAATAAAATCAAAATAAAAGTTAAAAAATATCTTTTAAAGTTATTGACAATAACTTTGAGCGATATTATAATAGTATATGTAGACATTAATAATAAAATCTACAAAATACATAATATGAGGTGATAAATATGGCTAAAAGAAAAACACATGAAGAATTTATAGAACAATTAAATAAAGTGCATGGGGAAGGAACTTATACGCCATTAGAAAAATATATTAATAGTAGTAAGAAGATGAAAATGAGACATAATAGTTGTGGATATGAATGGAATGTTATTCCTAATAGCCTATTGAGAGGTATAGGTTGCCCTAAATGTGGGATAAAAAGGAGAATAAAAAGTAGAAGAAAAACTACAGAAGAATTTGTTAAGGAAGTTAAAGAAAAGTATGGTGATGAATATACTGTTTTAGGAGAATATAAAGGTAATAAAAGAAAGTTATTAATTAGACATAACTGTGGTAAATGTAATAATTATGAATGGGAAATTACACCCAACAGTCTATTAAGAGGAAGGGGTTGTCCCGCATGTAATAACAAAGAAATTATTTTAGGTTTTAACACTATATGGGATACTGATAGATGGATGGTGGATCTTGGAATCAGTGAAGAAGATGCAAAGAGATATAGTAGATGTAGCAATAAAAAGATAACCGTCAAATGCCCTGATTGTGGTAAAGAAAAGAAAATTACAGTGAGTAACTTATATAGCTGCAAATCAATCTTCTGTCCTTGTGGTGATGGTAAATCTTATCCTGAGAAGTTTATTATGAGTGTTTTAGAACAATTAGATTTAGAATTTGAGACAGAATATAAAGCTAAGTGGTCTAATAATAAGAGATATGATTTCTGTATTAAAAAGTATGATTGTATTATTGAAGTAAATGGTGGACAACATTACTCTAATATTTCTAATTTTAAGCTATTAGGTGGTAGAACACTCGAAGAAGAACAAATAAATGACAAATTTAAAAAAGAAGTTGCTTTAAAAAATGGAATTAAAAATTATATAGAACTAGATTGTAGGGAAAGTAATTTAGAATGGATTAAAAATAGCATATTACATTCGGAATTAGCCAAACTATTTGATTTATCAAAAGTTGACTGGCAACAATGTGCTGAATTTGCAAATAAGAATATTGTTAAAGAAGTGTGTGATTACTGGAATAATAGAAAGGATAATGAAACTACTGGAAATTTAGCAAAAGTGTTTAATTTAAGTGTAACAACCATAAGAAATTATCTTAAAAAAGGAACGAAACTTGATTGGTGCAATTACACTGCAAACTTTGGTAAAAAAGTTGAAGTCTTTAAAGATAATAAAAGCTTAGGAATATTCTCATCTTGTGCGGAGTTAGAGAGACAAAGTGAAAGATTGTTTGGTGTAAAGTTGTTAATATCAAGTATCTCGGCAGTTTGTAATGAAAATTTAAAATCGTATAAGGATTTTACTTTTAAATATAGAAGATAATTTTTATATGATTTCCTCGGCAATTTATCTATTTGTTTAGTAAAAAGATAAATTGCCGATAGATTATTCTGTTTTAGTATAATACTTTTTATCTATGTCTATATTTTTGTTAAAACAATTTAAAAAATAATCTTTACCATTAGTTTTAGGGTTGTATTTAATGTGTAGATAAACATATCTCAATAAGGCTTTTATATATTCTATCCTTTGTAGATCTCCAAATATATTGTTTATCTCGCTCTCTTCTAATCTTAACCCTTTTAAACCCTCTATTATATCTACATATGTTAAAAATCTATCTTTCATGTAAGTAGTATCACTTACGTCACTCGGTATTTTATCTTTATTTTTATTATTCCTTTTGCTCGGTATTTTATCTAAATGTTTTACGGTTACTATATCATTTTCAACATAAGCTTCCACAAAATCATAACTATTTAAATTCTCAACAGCCTCTTTAATAGCTTGTTTTTTGTGATATTCCTTCTTTGTTTCCATTGGAATTCTTTCTATATATTTTTTAATATTGGCTTTAGAAACAGATCCATTGCCGAGCCATTTTCTAGAGATAAGATAAATATCTTCAGCAATTAAATTCCTAATCATATTTGCATTATCTTTATTATAGTATAATCTATAGTTGTGAGCTATGTTAAGATAGGTAAACATACTCATTTTAATTTTTGTTACATCGGTCTTTTTATCCTCATTCATGCAATTCTCATGATTTTTATTGCAACCATGAAGATATAAACAATTTTCACAATCATATACTGTGTAATCTTTCATACTCTCTAAATATCTATAAGAAATTTTAGAATTAGTTATATACTTTTTAGTGATTGCATCATAAAGTCCACCTTGATGCGTACTAAAAACAGTAGTTGCAACTAATCTTTCTATACTTTCTTTTATAGCTTTTCTTTGTTGTCCAGATATTTTATTGTATCCCATTTCTCTCGCTAAATTATCTATATTTTTAAAATCTATCATCAAATCTTCTTCTGTAACTTTTTTAGGATCAGTTTCTAATTCTAACACTCCATCATTCACTTTACTCCATATATAGATATTTTGTAATGCTCTAAGGACTTTTTTATCTTTAAGTGTTGGAACTCCAAGCTTACCATGACCACTTACTTCTACTCCTCTAGTAACAACAACACCATTTTCTACAGTTTCCCACTGATAATTTACCGATGTGATAGGTTCTAAAGCTCCAGTTTCTTTGTTTTTCTTAATTCTATAAGGAGCTAAAAAAGGAGTTTGTATGGTATTTCCATCTATTATTGCCTCCTCACTTCTAAGTTTTATGATTCGACTTTTCCCATAAACTTTATTAAAAGTCACTATAAATCCCTCTTTTCCACATTTTATCAACAAATTATTTGACTGTATTACTTGTTTTTATTATGTTATCCACAACATGTTGATAATTTTATTGTTAGTAATTTGTTTATAACTTAATTTTAAGATAAAATACCGATACTGTAAAGATAAAAAAGCGATTATACACAGATAAATAACCGATTATCAACAGCTAATTCACAGATAAAAAAGCGAGTATCCACAGATTAATTACCGATAAGACACCCTTGTATGCTAGTTATATCAATGGTTGTAGAGCCTCTATATTCTATTATAAATAGACTCTTTTATAAAGAGTCATTATAAATAGACATTAGAAAGATAAGAAAAATCATATTCCTCTCGCTATTCTATTCCTTTTTTATTTCAATAGTAATTTTATAAAAATTATGAATATCCAAAAAGAAATATGATAAAATATAAATTAGATATACAAATTAATTTAATTTAAAACATTCATAAAACACATAAACCTCTCAGAACGCCTTTAAATGACTTTCTAAGAGGTTTTAACTTTAGACAACAATTTACATTACATAATATTTAAAATTGATTATAGAGCCTTCTAGGAATAATTTAACACCATATAACGCATTAACCAAATATTCTTTTAAATAATCCCTTCTTTTCATTAACTTGTTGTTGAAGATTTTTTTGATTATCCAAAGACTCTTTTAATCTATTACAAATATCAGTATCTCTTTTTTCTAATTGTTTAGTTAGGTTTTCAATTGTTTTTGCTTGGGCTTGGTTTTGTTCTTCTAGTCTTTTTATTATATCTGCCGATAAATTTTCTATTTTACCGTCTATATTTTCTTTAATCTCTTTACTGATAGTTTCATCAACCATTACAGCTATATTCTCTTTTAATTCTTCATTCTGTTTATTAAAAGATTCTAATGCCTCATTATTTCCATGATCTATTAATATAGCGATTTTTTCTAAAAGATTATTTTGAAATACAGTAAGTTTCTTTTCCATGTCAGCATTTAGCTCAGATACAAAAGCTGTTAAGGCTAATGGATTAGATGTGTCCAATGTTTTCCCTTCTGTGTCGAATCCATTTAATGCGAGATAATCTTTAGTTTGTTGGAGTGTCATACCATCTGACATTAAATCTAATGCTCTTTGGAATTGGTCTATGTTTTCTTGTGTGTATGCTCTATTTTTATTTGAGTATTCTACGGTAATTAACTCTTCACCATTTGAATCTAAAGCAAAAAAATTACTATAATATCTTAATTTACTTACTTCTATTCCTAGTAATTTAGCCGCTTGACTGATTGTATAATAAACTTTATTCTTATCTAATTCTTTAGTAATTTCAGCTTCTAAGATAGTAGCAGCTCCTTCTTCTGTAAAATCAACATCGATAATTTTTTCTTTATCCATATACTTTACATCTCCTTCAATTGATTTAAAGTTGAGCTAAACTTTGATAATAACTTAATTTCAATACACTTATAGTATCACATTAACTTTACTTTGTAAATACTTTACTATAACTATAACTTTAGATTAAATATTATTAAGTATAGATTTAGCTTTAAATCAATTAATATTTAGTATAAGTTTAAATTAAGATTAACAGATGTTATATTCAACTTTAACTTCAGTATAATAATTTAAAAAATATCTGCTTATTTACAACTACAGTACAATTAAGTTCTGATTAAATATTTTATAATTCTAATATAGTATTTTGTAATATTTTTAAGCATAATTTAAAGACAATACAATATTATATAGAAGTTTATAGTACAATAGAGTTTACTTTTGCAATTAATTTTATAGAATATTTTATAATTTAAATGAGAATATATAGATAAACTTATATTTAATTATGTTCCGTTTAGGGAAAATATAATTCTAATAAAATACAATATAGATACATTTAAATTATATTAAAATATTTTATAGGTTTATTTTGATTCTATTATTGTATTTTATATAACAATATGTTACTATATTAAAAGGAGGTGGAGTTTAATGGTTTTTACGCAATATGATATAAAAATATTAGCTAACATAATAGATCCCAAAGATAATAAAAAGGGTTTAGGTAAAATGACAGCAACTACTGTTAAGGAGATAGTAGATAGAACTAATTTTAGTGATAAAAAGGTAAGAATGGCTTTAAAGAAGTTTTTAGAAGCTGAAATGGTGGCTTATGGAATAGCAGACGGTAGAACAAAAACTTATTATATTTTACCAAAAGGTTTAGAAGAATTAGATAGTTTATATGAATTAGAAATAGAGGAGGATGAAGAATAATGGATAAACAAAGAATTGCAGTTATTGGAGCTGGTGGATGTGGAAACAAACTACTTAATACATTGATGGATATTGATCCTAGATATACACCTGTTTTTTGCAATACCAATATAAGAGAAATGGAAAACTTAGAACATTTTGATGCTGGTAATAACTCATTATATTTTGCCAATGCTGGTGGTACTGGTAGAGATAGAGATAAAGCACAAGAAGCTATTAAAAAAGAACAACCTAAAACTATAGATTTTTTAGCTAATAGATTTAGTCCAACATCAGGAGTAGATACTTTCTTCTTAATGGGTTCATCTGATGGGGGTACTGGTTCAGGATCAATTCCAATATTAGCTAAAGCAATAAAATTAGTTAATCCAGATGCAACTGTAAACGTGCTAGCTGCTATGTCAGGTTTGAATGAAAGAGAGTCTTCTTTAAAGAACACTAAAGGATTTTGGAATGATATGGTTACTTTGATGAAAGATGGAGTAATTAATTCAGTCCAATTTATAGATAATAATAAAATGGTAGACGAAGAAGAATTTAATATGGCTATAATGTCAGAATTTGATAAGTCAATATCGATTGATAATGAAGGAATTGATATAATTGATAGTGAGAGAGTTAATACTGCAAGGGGATACAAGGTTACATTAAACTTAGATAGTAGACTTGCTAGATTAGATGTAAAAAAAGCCATTAAGCAAGCTAAAGAATCTAGCAATTTTTTAATTACAGAATTAAATGAGAATGGAACTTTTGAATGTGATTTTGCAATGGTTAGTGTTGATTCGGAATCAGGAATAGATAAAAACTCATTCAAAGGATTTTTTGAAGTGTATGATTTAGATAAATACGATTATAATGATGAAGGCAAAAACATGATTGTATTAGGTGGAGTAGAGCTACCAAAAGATTATATAGAGTTAATAGATATGGAATTAGCTACATTAAAAGAAAAAAGATCAAATAGAGATATATTTAGCGATGATTTAATTGTTGAAAATGATGTAAAAGTTAAAACTACACCCAAAAAGAAAAAAGCTATGAGTAGAAAACAACTTAATAATTTAATGAAAAATACAAATTTATGGGATTAGGTGTGTATAAAATTTATAATATTGGTTTATAATTAAGATACCTTTTATTAATAATAACTTAATCATTTTGATTTGTTTTTATAATTACAATTTAAGCTTATTAAATAATATTTAAAGACTATATATTAATTTATATAGTCTCTTTTTTTTGTCTAAATTTAATTATTATTACTTGTTTTATTCTGATTATTTATTATTTTAGCTATCTGAATATTAGTCAGGAAAGGATATTTATTTCTTAATTCTAGTGCTATTGCATGATCTATATGTATTAATTTTCTTAATTCTATAGAAAATACATGAGTTCCAAAGTATAAATAACCATTTTTATTATCAAAATCATCTAAAAACATTCGTTTATTCATCGTAAATCCTCCTTATTTACTATAATTATTGTCATTTTTATGATATTAAAACGTACTTCGTAGTAATTTTTGTAGTGATTCGTAAAATTTTTATTGAGTATAGAAAATCGTAGGGAATATCGAATAAAAATATATGTTTAATAAGGTAAAAATAGAGTTAGTTTTAGTTGTGATTGAGTCGAATTCGTTCTAAGCTAGTATTCATGCGTATTTGAAGGGTGTTGAGTAGGGTAAAATAGTAAAAATAGAGTAAAGTGAAATAGGCTCTAAGCGTTGATATGACTAGGTTTGTACGAAACGCAGTACGAATAAAGATAGGTAGTTTATGAATAAAGTGTAAATAATATGTAAATAGAGTGTTAATAAATAAGGGTGGAATTTAGGGTAAAAATTTTTAAAGTTGGTGTGGAAGTTGAAGTGTTGGCGCTACCATTTTATGGAAATTAAGGCAAAATATTGTAAAAATACCCCCCACCTTGCACTCTATAACTACCATAAAATGGCTATTATTCTGCGTAAAATACAGTTTTTACGAAGAAAATATGTAAAATTTTAGGAAAATAGATAAATAATTAAATTATGCTGCTCCGATTCTGAAATTATATATAAATGTAAAATATAGGAAAATATGAGTGATTGGTATTGGAAGAAATTTCCTTTTAATATGAATGTTTTTGACTGAAAATGAAAATTCGTGCATAAGTTAAAGGGTGGAAATTAGGACTTTATAACAACACTATTAAACACAAACAACACTAAACCACCAAACTAAACTTACACATGATAGCTTCTAACTAATTTTATCTACACTATAACATCCATACATAACTTAACAATTTATATTACCAACACACATTAAACAACTCTAACACTCTTATAACCTTACTCAAACTATACCAAACCTATAACATTATAACATTATATATAATAATGTAAGAACTCTTATGATCTAATAAAAAATAGAAAAAATCTAATCTTAATACTAACTAAACTATAAACCTTCTTATTATATATAAATACAAACACGACTATATAATACTTACATTATTATATATAATTATCTACACTACCTGGAATGTGTTATACTATTACAATTCCAAATCTAATATAAAAATACTTCTAAAAAAATAATAAAATGTTGAAATAAATTAAATAAATGATTGATTTATAGTTTAGAATCTGTTATAATTAATATTGTCAGGAGGGGTTAAACCTCAAATAATAAAAGAGGAGTGTTGAAAATGAGTGAATTTGAAAGAAATATACTAGAGTTCGAAAAAATACTTGAACAACAACCAATAACAAAGAAAAGAGATAAGGAATTATTAAAAGTTAAAGAAGCTGTTAAGGATCTTAATATAAAAGAGTGCGAGATTTATAGAACTTTAGCAAACAACACAGTAGTAGTTGAATTACCTTTTATAGGAAAAGTTTATAAAGTTTGCGATCAATTATCTAAGAGATTTAATAATTGTAAAACAGAAAGATTTTCTAATTTAATATATATTAACTTTTAATAAATGTTGAAATAAATTAAAGTTTCAATTGACAAAGCTTTAATTAAATGGTATTATAATATTGTAAGAGGAAGTTAACCTCTAATATACATAAAAGGAGTTTGATAAATATGAGTAAAATAGTTTTAGTTAAAAATGGTTTTGAGTTTACTGAAAATGTGAATGATAACATTAATTTAAAGATGGTTAAAGAAGTTGCTAATGCAGCACTTGAAAGAATAAATAAGGAGTTAACTGAAGAGAGTTGTGACAATAGCCAGCTACAAAAAGATAAAGAAAGAATTGAGTATTTTGTAAATATGGAAGATAAGGAAAGCTTAGAATACGTTTTATTTGTTAGTTCTAGATATGTTAACAAAGAAGATTTAGCATTGAAGAAACTTGAGGATTTACATGAAGGAAAATGCACAGTGGTGTACGAATCAACTGGAACAGTTAAAAAGACCGAAGGATCTTATAATAAGAAGTTTAACTTAGTATTTATGTGTGTTCCTTCAGAATCAAAAATTTTAGGATACTTACAATAGTATCTTAAAATAAATTAAACAATTAAAAGGAATTAGGTTTAAACTTTAACCAAAACAATATACAACAAAGGAGATATAAAAAAATGAATAAATTAAAATTAACAAGAAATATATTAACAAGTGCTTTATTAATAGTAATAGGAGTTATAATTGGTATGTTAATAAGCAACCATATGCACGTTAAGGCTAATACAAAGCCAGTAGCAGTACAACAAGAACAAAGTAATAACAAACCTATAAGACTTGTAAGGGTGCTTACAGAGTCAACTGAAGACATTAAGCTAGATCCTCACGAAGTCTATAAGGAATATAGCAACGGAGCATGGACACTAGAGAATGATTATACACATAAGTATGAGTTAGGAATTCCAGAATTAGAAGACTGGACATATGAGCTAAATAGTAGAAAAGACTTTGATCATATTACACAAACATATTTTGATAATATAAATTTACAATTTTAAAATAAATTAAAGAATTAATAAATATAATAGCTTTTTAGGTGGTATTTTGCCACCTTTTAGGCGTTTATATAAATATCAAGTGCAATAAGATTAGGAGGTGGTTACATTGCAGTAAATAAGCTTATAACAAGAATAAAGGT